CATTGCAGAAGTGGCTTTGGGCTGTGGGAGAGTGTGGTATGGCTTTGGTGCCAGGCATACCGGTCATGAGGGAGTTCTATGGTGCGTTCAAACGTGCAGGAATACCCGCTTCCAAGAAAATGCTCGAACATGTTTTTCGGAACACGTCTATGAAGGAAAGGTCTGCTGGTGTGACCGGCGATTGGCCGCCAAACAGTTCGGCACGCGCTTCCTTCTATGTCATGACGGGCTTAACCCCTGAGTACCAATTGGCTCTTGAGTCATATTACCGCAATCTTACGCTGGATCCTAATGATTTCGAGCTAAGTGGGGATGGCGAGGCGCATACTTTTGCGCCTCCGTTCATTCAACACTTGTAGGCACCCGTAATCAAAATGGTTCAGCGAAAGAAACAAGTTCTAGTGAATATACGGACCGGGAAGGCCCGCTCACAGCGCAAACGCGCAACAACAAAGCAAGCAGAAAATGGAGTTACCGAAGTAGGGAAGCTGATTCGCTCTTTCGGCTCCCTTGGTGGTGGAGCACTTGGCACTTATTTCGGCCACCCAGCACTGGGCACGGCGGCAGGCAACTCGCTTGCAGCAGCCGTCTCCAAGTGGTTGGGGTTTGGCGATTACGTGGTTAAATCCAATACCATTGTGTCAAAGGCAAGCACCGGGATCCCAATGATGCACAAGGATGGCCAAACTGTCGTCATTCGTCATCGGGAATTCATCGGTACAGTCACAAGCACCACTGATTTTACGGTGCAACAGAGTTACCAACTCAACCCTGGGGATGAACAGACCTTCCCTTGGTTGTCTACGATAGCTAACTCGTTCCAGGAGTACCGATTCAGGGGTGTTGTGTTCCACTACATTCCCACTAGTGGTACCGCCATATCGGGCACCAGCCCGTCCTTGGGCTCCGTGATGATGCAAACGTCATACCGGGCTAACGACACACCACCTGCATCCAAATCAGAATTGCTCAACGAGTACTGGTCTGGTGAGTCTGTGCCGTCCGAAACGTTTGCCCACCCCATCGAGTGCAACCCTGATGAAAACCCGTTCAATGTTCAGTACGTCCGCCGTGGCGCACTACCAACGGGTGAGAACCAGCTGTTCTATGACCTTGGTGTCACACATTTGTGCACACAGGGTCAATTGGCTGCCGGTAATGTGCTCGGTGACCTTTGGGTCACATATGAGGTGGAGCTCAAGAAACCCATCGTTGCCAGCAATGTGACCAGCAGTTCAGACTTCTGGACTGGCATCACAACAACCGGCACGATCACCACACCTTTCACTGATGTGACGATGAGCACTGGCTCATTGAATGTGGAAGGTGGTACCACTGGCTTTTACCTGCATCGCCCGCCTCCGGGCCGATATCTTGTCACGATTATCCTCACTGGCACAGGTATGTCTGGCAGTTGGGGATCTTTGTCCCTAACAAACGGTGCACTTGTACCGTGGGACAACGGTTCATCCAACCGTCAGGTCACAACTGCCACACTCGGTATCTTCAACTTTGCTGTGCTCGTACCAGGAGCGTCGACAACGACGTTCAATTGGGCGGGCCTACTCCTTGCTGGTACGCTCACCCACACTGGGCTTACCATTTCCCGTATTTCCTAGACCTTGGTGTCGAAGGCTCGTAAGTGCGCTCGCAAACGCCGCCTGTCAGATGAAAGTGCGCCCACACACATCCCTCGAGTGTGTGGGTTGGTGAACAATCAACACCGGTTAGAAGATTGCCACCTTCTAACTCTTGTAGAGTGTTGTGGGCTCGTGGCAGCCAAATTTGGTTGGAGGATTCACCAAGAGGGCGCGGGTGTGCCAGCACCTGCGATAGTACCAAGTGCAATCGCACACTACCTGCGATGGGTAGATGGCGTTCGGGGATTTGGTCCCCCCCGTTCTAGTTAGAG